ACAATTGAACATTTAACACCTCAAAATGTAGATGCTCAACTAACAGAATTAAACGACCAAGTTATTCAAGAATTAATTATTGGGCATCACATTCCTAATCCTATGCTAGTAGGTATTAAAACAGCAGGAGAGTTAGGAACGAAAGACCAAATAAATGATTCTTACGAACTTTATAAAAATACTTACATTATTCCTAACCAAGCTGAAATTGAGAAAGACTTTAACTACTTACTTAAATTAAAAGGATTTTCAAATCGTATTTATTTAAAAGAGTTAGATCCTATTGAAGAGCAATTACCTATTGAAGAAAAGATTAAGGTAATGACTAAAAATGAGGTTCGTGAAATGTATGGATTACCACCTTTGGAAGAAGAAGTTAAACCAATTGTTTCAAGTGCTATCCATAGATTTGAAGATCAAGTATGTGAACATTCTTTTGCATCAGAAAGTGAAATTGATGAAGTAATTGAGATATTTAAAATGTTTGGTGACGACAGAGAAAATTATGAGATTATTGAGCAAAAGTTTATGAACGAAGAAAATCGTTTTGATTTTGCAGTTGATGTTTCTCCATTAAGCAAACAAATTAAAAGAGACATTGTTGGATTATTAGATAAAGATCCTTTAATGGATAATAAGACCATTGCAGATACTTTAAGAATTAAAGAAGATAGAGTTGCAGACTTAATCAACGACATGGTTAAAGAAGAACTAATTAAGGTTAAAGAAACAAACACAGGCGGACAAAAAAAAGATATTAGAGTACCAACAACAGAAGCTATCAGAACATCAAACAAAATAGGCACAGATACCGAAGACTATAAGATAATGTACACTTACGAATGGAGAACAGGAGTTAAGCCTGACAAACGAAATTCAAGAGAGTTCTGTGTTAAGTTATTGGATGCAAATAAAATGTATTCAAGAGCGCAAATCGAACAAATTAGTAAGATAGTGGGTTATGATGTTTGGAATTATAGAGGTGGATGGTGGACTAGAAAAGGTGGACAAACAAGAACACCATTCTGCAGACATATTTGGAGTGCTAACGTTGTAAAAATTAAAAAATAATGGCAACAGTATTATTATTAACAGCAACATACATTAAGGATTACACATTTGTTGATCCTAATGTAGATGAAAAATATTTAAGAATTTCTATTGAAGAAGCGCAAAAGATTCATATTAGAAATTATATTGGTTCGGGTTTATACGATGAAATAATAAGCCAAGTAAGCACAAATACATTATCAGCTTTAAATACTACCTTGTTAGATAACTATATTATTCCTGCTCTTAAATGGTGGGTAATGGTTGAGGCTGCGCCATTTTTAACTTATAAGGTAACAAATAAGAACATTGTAAAAAAGAACAGCGACAACAGTACGGGAGTTGATTTTAATGAATTAAATTCTTTTATGAATTTAGTTACTGATAAAGCACAATACCATACTAAAAGATTAATTGATTATTTATTTGAGTATTCTGACCAATACCCATTATATGATAATCCTGGCGATGGCTTTGATACTATTTACCCACAGGGTTATTCTTACGAAGAAAGTATTTATTTAGGTCGTAACCGTTCAATATTTAGCTATGAAGAAAAATTTGAAAAAAGAAAACGTTACTAAAAAGAGTGGATATAAACTCTTTAATAAAATTGAAATATTAAAAAAATTTTTGAATGATAACGTTAAACCAAGTAATAAAAAATCTAAATAATATTGCAAACGCACATTATCAAATTAATTCTTTTGGTAATGGTAGTGTAATAGAGTTTGCGACTAGCGGAATAACTGAATACCCTGCAATGTGGGTTGATTATGAGCCACCTGTATTACAAGGTAATGCTTATACTCATGTTTTAAGAATCTACGTAATGGATAGATTGATTAAAGGAAAACAAAATGAGTTAGAGTTATTCAGTGATATTCAGCAAATATGTTTAGATATTATTGCACAGCTTAATTCTACTATCTATGCTTGGAAATTAGTTAGCGATAACGTTACTTTAAATCCATTTAGTGAACCTAGATTTGATGATGAAGATGCAGGTTATTACTTTGATGTAAATCTAAAAGTACCTTTTACTTATGATAGATGCCAAATACCATTTGATTCAACTATAACGAATGCAGGAACATCAAACCTAGTTACTATTGTAAATCAAAATGGAACTGTTATAACTACTTTAAAAGGCGGTGAGACATACACAGTAATACAAGTTAGTGCAATAGATGGCGGGGCTTCAAATACAACTTATACAAATTCGATAATACAAGCATGAGTACAATAACAGCACAGATACAACTTAGAAGAGATACATCTGCAAATTGGACTTCTAATAATCCTATTTTATTAGCAGGTGAAATGGCTTTAAGTACAGATGTACTTTATTCAGGAACAGACCAGCCACGTTATAAGATAGGCAATGGAGTTGATACATGGTTAAACTTAGATTATGTTCCTGAAGGTGGAACATCAACATATCCTGAAAACTTATTTTTAACAATTGTAAATAAAACAACTGATAATTTATTAGCAAGTGGATATAAGGTTTTAAAAGTTGCAACAGCACAAGGTCAACGATTAGCTGTTGATTATGCATTAGCTGATAGTGATGCAAATTCTGCTGATACAATTGGAGTTGTTTATGAAAATATTAATAATAACCAAACAGGAAAAATAGTTGTAATAGGTGAAATTACAGGAATAAATACAACTGGAAGCATACAAGGTGAAAGTTGGAGTGATGGTGATTTACTTTTTTTAAGTGCAACTGTTGAAGGTGGCATGACTACAACTAGACCGATAGCTCCGAATCATGGAGTTGTATTAGGTTATGTTGTTTATTCTCATGTTAATCAAGGAAAAATTTATATTAAAATTGATAACGGGTACGAAATCGGAGAACTTCATAATTGCTACTTACCAACTCCTTCAAACAATGATGGTATATTTTGGAGTTCAGGAACTACTAGATATGAGAACAAAAGCATTGCTAGTGTTTTAGGTTATACATTAGGGACTAATTTAAAAACAGTAATTGATTCAAAAGGTTATATTCAAAGCTTTAATTTTAATGCTTTTAGTCCAGCAGATGCAACAACATATTATGTTGGTGTAAATGTATCATCACCATTTACAACTGATTCAAGCATTAGACTAATTGCTTTAAAAACAAGTACACTTAAAAAGGTAGCTATAACAAGTAGACAAACTTTAGGTACAAGTGAAAACTCATCATTTGCATTAGGTGTAAATGGAACTTATACAACATTTACAAGTTCTATTAAATTTGATGGAAGTCCTAATAATAATGCTTTAATAACTGGTTTATCAATTAATGTAACTGAAGGTGATGCATTAACTGTAAGATGGATAACTCCAACATGGGTTACAAATCCAACATCTATTAATTGTAATATAGATTTATATTTTGAATAATGTTTACATACGAAATTAAACAAGAAAATGGAAAGTATAATATTTATTATTATACAAACAATGAGCTTGAGACAATTGAGTTTTATGCTTATGAATTAAATAATCCACAAACTATAATTCGTTATGGTTACAAAGAAAGAAAATAATGGTACTTTAAAAAATAAAACAACATGGCAAACGCATTAAGACTAACAGCAAACGGTGGCTGTGAATATATTGATAACACATCAGCAAGAACAGGTAAAAAATATTACTGCTTTATCGTACAAGCTGATACAGTAGTAGGAACTTTAACAGGTGGCTTTGCAGGAGATACAACTGTAAACTATTTATCATCAATTGGATTAAGTGGTAAAACATTAAAGCAAGGTGCTATTATTTATGCGCCTGGTGATGCTGTTTTCACTAATCTTACATTAACAAGTGGAACTATTATAGCTTATTCAGAATGATTTTAAGTTTAGGGATAACAATTAAAAATTATTTAGTTGCAGGTTCTGAATCATCCTCAACTGTTTGGAATGATAGTTTAACTTGGAATGATAGTTCAACATGGAATGAATAAAAAATAAATTATGGCACAAATATCAAGTATATCTAATGGCGAAGCGTTGTCTTCAGTTAGAACAAAATTAAATTCAGTAATTACTGAAATAAATTTATTAGACCCAACAGATTGGACTGATTATTCAGCAACATCAACTATTGTTGGTTGGAGTAGTTATACAACTAAATTAATTTATTATAGGATAATTGGAAAACAAGTTTTTGTTAATTTTCAATTAGCAGGCACATCAAATAGTACATCTGTAACTTTTACATTGCCTAATAATAATAACGCAACGTTTACATCAAATTCTTTGAATACTTTAATTACAGATAATGGAACAAATTCAAATACATCGGGAAGATTAAATACAACTGCTTCAAGTAATGTAATAACATTAGCAAAAGATAGAACTGGCACAGTATTTACATCAACTGGCACTAAAAGTGTATCAGGGCAATTCTTTTATTTTATAGATTAATTATGATAATATATACAGCAACAAAAAAAGAAAATAAGACTTTAAACATTACAAATGTTGAAAGCACACAATCAATAGTTTACATTAACGATGTAATATTTGATGATGTTCAATTAGCAGAGGGTAGCCTTGAATACCCTAATTTAAGAGTATTACAATTATCATTAAATATCAGTGATGTTGTTTCTGCAAAAGATAATAATCTAATAACTTATGCAATTGTTTAGTTATGAAAGAAGCACTAGAATTAATCAAAAAACACGGTGCAACAGCCGTTTTAGTTTTATGGCTTTGGCACACACACAATAGAGTTGCTACATTAGAACAAAAACTATTTAATTGTTTGGAGCGTGATAGATACGAACAATACTACACAAGACCGAATGAAGCTATTATACCAAAAAAAATAGAAGATGAAGTTAAAAGTAATTCGTGAACATAGAAATGAAGTTTGCACTATTGGTTCATTATTTATAAATGATGTTTTCTTTTGTTATACATTAGAAGATAAAGATAGAGGATTAAAACAAAGTGATTCTCTTTTATTTATTCAGGTAAAAAAGATTTTTGGACTTACTGCAATACCTTTAGGATTCTATAAGCTAACAGTTAATCAATCTCCAAAGTTCAAAAGGATGTTACCTCGTATTCTTGAAATAAAAGGATTTGACGGTGTTTTATTGCACAGAGGTAACACAGCAGACCATTCATTAGGATGTATTCTTATAGGCTATAAAAAAGGGCATAATTCAATATTTGAAAGCACAAAAGCTGAAACGGATTTAGTAAACAGATTATTGTTACATAATAACGAAGTCCATACAATAGAAATAGTATAAAACAAAAAAGCACCCATTAGGATGCTTTTAAGAGTTGAAATTTTTATGAAAAACACAAAGAACGAAGAGCAAATTTAAACAATTTAAAACAATATACAAATGTTATTACAATTAGTAAATGATACACTAACAACAGTGGTTAGTGAAGTAGTTAATACAGCAGTGTCAGTTCATGAAGTTACAGGTGGCGGAGCTTTCATTAATGGGGTTGATAATTCAGTAGTCGGATCAATAGTTACTTTATTAGTAGCTGCTATCATTCGCCATTGGGAAAAGAAAAAGATAAAAAAGAGAGCGAATAAGGATTAAAATTTTCTTATTGATTTTCAATTAGTTAGCA